AGAGTTTCGGGTTATCATCCATCAGCTCCAGCACCTCTTCCTTGTAAAGCGGGTAATCCTTGTATTTTGGGTCAGAGAGCAACTTTTGCTCATCCAGCTGCCTCTGAAGCTTCATCATGTTTTCATTAGCAGTCCGGGTAGCTTCAGTCGCCTGACGACGTAAGGCAAACTGCTGAGGAGTTATTCCTAGAATCTTTGCCTGTTCAGCGTCAGACATGCCCTGCAGCCGGGTAAGAAGGGCTTCGGGAGACATACCTGTGATTTCTCCGATTTTCTTCACAGTAGTCTCATAGCCTTTCATCTTCTCCAGCTTCCGGTTGAAAGTGCTTACACGAGTCTTGATAGCATTTTCAACTTGTTCCTGTGTGTAGAGGGTTTCTTCGCCCTCTGCACCTTCCTCGCCTTCGTCGGTAGTTTCCTCCAAGGCCTCTTCGTCGACCTCAGCGTCCTCGAGAGTCGTATCCTCGAGTTCTTCATTCTCTACCTCAGTTAAAACCTTTTTGTCCTCTCCCATGGTATAGTACCTCCTTAAGTATTTTCAGGTCTTCACCTGTAATACAGCATTAAAGGAGCTGAACCCTTCAACATAGTAGGTGTTGAGCCCTACTTATAACAACCCTCATTGAGGTATGCTGACAGTTGATGTGTGGCCTTACCGTGATAGCCACAGTGGGGACAGGTCATGATTTTGAGAGCTGCCCAGCCTCTGTCCCGAAGACCGATTCTCTCACATCTTGGGCACACAGGTAGAGATAAGATTCTTTCTCTGTTCATATCGGTATAAAGCCTTATCAAAGGACTCTCGGTACTGTGGCCCATAAACTTCTCTCGAAGCAGTCTATCTCTTTCATTAGAGTCAGAAATAATCATATTACCCCTCCTTGTATTCCAGCCAAAATCATGTTAAGGGCTTCAGGGGGTAGTTGACTAAGTATAGCATAGAGTTGATTCTGGTCTACATTACCAGACTGTACCATGGCCTGTATTTGCTGTATCATAGCCGGGTCAATCTGTGGCCCAACGGGAGCACTACCCATCGGTGACGGTGGAACCTCGGAAGCTTGAGGTGTTGCTATCGAATTAGCTATATCTAACTGTTCAGCAGAACTATTGCGTCCCGAGAAGATGCCCTCAGGTTTCCACGGGTCGATGATAGGCCAGTTAAGCATTTTCTTAAGCACTTCACGAGTTTCCTCAGTAGTAACAATGTTTTCTCTGTGGAGTTCAACAGCAGCCTCATAAATGAAGGACTTGTTATTAGGCATCCCAGCCCCTATGTAAACCTCGAGATCAAACTCAGCATTCTTGGTCATAAGCTCACCAGGTATCTCTTCACCTGTAGTCGGGTCAATAGTTGGCTCATCGTATAAAGGTTTATACCTTCCCCTCATGTCTGCATCATCACTTGTGGGGGTAAAATTCTCATTAAGTGTAAGTTGGGGTATGGCTTTAAGGTCTGAACCCCTGAACCACAGGTAGTCAGTCTTGTCTTTCTCGGTTATGTCAAAGGCTTGCTCGGTGGTCATAAACTCTTTTACATAGTCGAGAACCAAGTTCATAACTTCACGGAGACCATCTTGAAGCATAAGCTTTTTATGGTTAGCTCTACGAGAGCCAGCTTCTTGAAGAGCAAGTATAGCAGAAGCAGCACGAAGGCTTCCGGAGCGTCTACCTTCAACAACTTCGGAGCGTCCAGAGATAAGCTCAGTCTCGTAAAAGGCTTTTTCACGACGGTTATTGATGTAGGCAGGAATGTAAGGAGGTTGAACCTCTTTCCAAGCAGTGTGGTCTTTGGCCGGTATTTTAAGACCAGGCTTATTAGTCCACTTGTTAATGTTAATGCCAGACCCTACACCAACTACTATTTGAATGTTGCCCATAAGTCGAGCATTCATCCTTATTTGGTCATCCAAATCATTAATAATATCTTGGACTTGGATAAGTTGTTCAGTGTCTCCCATACCCCAGAGTCTACCTTTTTTCTTGTAGCCAAGAAGCATAACAAACGGGTACTTATTAGACTCTTCCGGAATAGAAGCAATATTATTTTCTTTGTCTTCGTCAGAGTCAGCAAGAATTACATCCCTTGTGCAGTATACCAGACGTAATTTTCCATCATCTTTGCGTTCCCAGTACTCAAACAGACAAGCTTGGTCATTTGTAATACTATCAGAGCCAGCATAATCTCCTTCTCCAAAAATACGAGAATCATAGGCCTGACCGGTGGGTTCAGCTTTTACAAAGTGAGCTTTGTCCCCGAATAGTTGACGAAGCTTTCTACGAGAGTACCAAGAAGTTTGTATTATGTAGTCGGCGTCTTGAAGATAATCAACATCGGTAACTTTCGGGTCTGGGAAGAAGCAATCCGGGGACAATGGGCAAATGTTTGGAATACCCCTTCCCCCCATTGCGTCCTTATCCCAGTAGACCTTTATGATAATAGAACCGAGGTTAAGTCTATCCCTCTCAGAGCTATCAAGTTTCTTAGTCATGCCATTGTGATACCAGACCCATTTGAGAATCTGACTGACTTCAGTGGCGAATACCTGGTCAGAAGGACCTTGACCTTTTACAAGAATATCGAGGTCACCGTTAACTATATCAGCGACCTGAGACTCGATAATTGGCTGAATCACGTTAGTCTCAGAACCGGGGTCATCTTCGTGAGTTGGAGCATTTATGTCACCAGCCCAGTAGTCTTGACACTTTGCCCACAGAGTGTCCATACCCAACTGTTGCTTCATATTATAAGCCGCAACATACCTCTCTTGAATCCTCTCAAGAAGTTCACGGTCCTTGTCGGACAGTGTGTATTGCTTATTCTTCGTCTTTTTGAGTATGGCCATAAGAGGTAGCCTCCTCCAGCTTCTTCATTAACATCTGGTCTTCCGGGGTTATTGGGTCAAGAACATCATCCGGCAGTTCAACTTTAGGAAGCTTGCATTTGCTAGCCCTTTCAAACTGCCTTCCTAAAGTATGACCAAGTAGAAAACACGCAATAGCAAGAGCTTCAAGCCCTGCTATTAGTATTACCGTAAGTAGCATTTAGCACAGCCTCCTTTATTTCCGGGTGACAGTAGTTCTCTGTATCGAAGTCTTTATCTTCAAGAAAACTTTCATGCTCCCAATTTCCATTTACAACTAGAGCCTTTGGCTTTTCACTACCTGATGGTACCACGGGGTTCAATACTCCGGGCATAAAGCACATACCATTTATGAAGTATTTTAATGCGTCTCGAGCGTGATTCTCTCCTTGCTTGACTTTGTCATGTGTATTCCCAGCTACTGTTTTGGGGTCCCAAGCAGCATTTTTAATCTGGTCTATTAGGTATTTACACTTTTTACTTATCATAATCATTGGTCTTCCATCAGAGGTTCTATCACGGAAGAGCTTTATAAGATAAGTAATAAAGAAATCTTCGTCGTTAGAGGCTGGAATAAGGTAAACATCTTGTTCCTGATAGAGCTGTTTAGGGCTTTTCTTGTTTGGCCCTCTATTTACTACCGATGGGTCAGCATAAACATGACTAAAGCCCCTCTTTTTAATGTTTTTGGCGAAAGTTTCGATATTGGCCTCGGCTTCGTAGTCTTCATCATAGATAATAATTTGACCATCATGGTTTATAGTGCCATACTCACAGGCTGTGGGAGCACTTACCCCAAAGTCAAAACCTGCACCGTGTTCCCAGAATTGACTAATGTCCATATCAGCAGGATTGTATGTATGGAAGTCTTCATCAAAGTCGGTAAATATCTGTCCCTCGAAGGCATCAAAGCTTGCATTAAGAAATCTATCGACCCAAACTTGAGTATGTGTTCTCGAAAGTTCCTCCACATAGCCTTCAGGGAGGTATTTTGCATTAGCACTAGTTGGTGCAACCCAGCCAATGTACTCTTTAAGCATTTTACGTTTACTTGGATTGAAAAATTTGTCCCAAACCCAGTCTTTACCCCCTGAGTTTGAAGTTACAAAGCCTCTCCACGGGCCAACAGGGTGACGAAGACGGGCTGTAAGCATATCAAAAGTAGCTTCTGGCACTTCTGTACCATCAGGTTCATGAGCTTCATCAATCCAAAAGAAAGAAATATCGAGAGAACCAAGGGGGCCAGGCTCATCGAGGTGCATAAAGAGAATTTCAGAGTATATAGGCCTCTCGTCTTCGTCGATTGCATTAGTCTTTATCCACAGATGGCCCTCGCTGATGTTAAAGCTTTCGATGAGTCGGGGGTCACAGACTTCAAAGAA